GAGTAGAACCCGGTCATCGAGTCCCACCCCTGACCGACCCAAAGCTTCAACTCCATGCTGCGGCAGACGAGCGAGTAGGTGTGGCTCATGGCTCGTCGATCTGACACAGCGCGTTGCCGCGCCTGACGACACGTCTGCGCACGCCGCCGGCGTCACGTTCCAGCAACGCGGCAAGGGCCTCGGCCGCATCCGTCAGCCGCTCCCATGCACGCGCGCGCTGACCGAAGTCGGATGGCCAGTAGCCGTGCGCGCTGCCGTCCTGTTGTCGCACGAGTCTGGCCTCCAGCATGGCGTCGCACGAGATGCGCTTGAGTTGTTCGATGCTCACCTTGGTCGCTTCCCTAGCTTCTCGTCCCAGCCGTTGATGTAGCCCTCGCGGTCCATGTAGCTGGCGAACTCGCGCACGGCTGACTCGGAGCCTCGCGCGACGATGTCGTATGGGGTCACCGTCTGCATCATCTTGCCGAAGCCGAACGGCTCGAGTTCGACGCCACACTGGCGAGCCTGCATCCTGATGCCGGCGAGCGTCGGGCCGGCGACGCCCCAGCCGAGGCCGAGCCAGCTTCGGAACTCGAAGCGGCCGTCGGCCAGCTTCGTGATGAGGTCTTCCAGCTTCACAGATCCGCCCATGGGTCATGTCCTCTGCTGCGTTCCTCGGCACTGCGCCCGTGCCCGCGCGAGTATACCTGCGCCAACGCCTCGTCGAGTTCCGAGGGCACGAACACCGGCGCCGCGAAGGTGAGCGCCAGCGCGTCGGCGATGTCGGGCGACCGACCGAGCCGCAGCTTGATCTGGTCCTTGTCCTCGATCTGGATGCGGTCGCCCTTGAAGAAGTAGGTCGGCGTGCACAACTCGGCCACCAGCTCGGGCACGTTCGGCAGCACGCCGCCTTCGCGGATCCACTGGACCATGTTCCACCACATCTCGGCGCGGCGGTTGGCGAAGCGCAGGTCGTTCGGCGCACCCGCGAAGTGGATCGGGACCGGTGAGTGGCCCAGCACGCGAAGTTGGTCGACCCAGCCGCCGCCGAAGCCGCCCGTGTTGTCGACGAACGCGGCGTGCGCCTTCCAGTCGCGCCACAGCGCCGCGACCTGACCGGCGCCCTGCAGCGAGTCGACGTTGCGCATGACCTGCGGCTTGAACGCCACGCGGCCGTACCGCTGCATGATGACGCTGGCGTCGTCGCCTTCGCGGGCCACGTCGACGCCCAGGATGCGGGGCGAGCCTTTCAGTTGGGCCTCGGTCAGGACGGCGCGCTCCATCGCGGCGCGGACCTCCTCGGGGCCGATCAGCGCGTTGAGCGACGAGGGCGGGAACTCGCCGAGGATGTAGGCTTTGACCCACGAGTTGTCGCGGCCGTGCGCCTTGATCTGCTTCTCGGCCCACTCCAGGCTGATGCGCGGCGAACGCTTCGGGTCAACCGGGTCGCCCGTGATGCGGATTACGTGCCACATCTCGGAGCCGGCCGCGGCGTAGAGCATGCCCTCGCGCGACAACGGGTTGCCGGCCTGCACCACCTTGCCGAACTTCGGGTTCGTCGAATGGATCTGCTCCGCGGCGCGCGCGACGGTGGCCGGAATGGCGCCGCTCTCGTCGGCCTGCACCAGCACGTAGCCGCCGTGCAGACCCGAGATGGTCTTGCCCTGCTCCTCCGGGCTCGCGGTCTTGGGCCACGAGCGCGCTTCCAAGAACCACGTCGACTTGAAGTCGTTCTGGTAAATGCGCTCGCTCGTCCAGGTGAACTTCGACGACAGGAACGGCGACCGCTGCATCCACTTCGAGTACTCGGGCCACAGGTTGGCCTTGAGGTTGTCGGCCGTGATGGCGACGGCGAGGCCCTTCGGGTGGTCGCCAGGCTCGCCGTAGCACGACAGGAAGTTGAGCCCCATCCAGGCGAGGACCGCGCTCTTGCCGGGGCCGGCGCAAGCCTGCAGGCTCAGGCGCGGCAGCTTGGGGTCGGCGAACGCCATGAGGGCATCGACCTGCCATGCGTCGGGCTCGACGCCGAAGTTCTCGCGCACGAACGCGACCGGGTTGCGGCGCCAGCGCGCGATGGTGTCGCCAGCGAGGCTCATTCGTCCTTGCCGTGCTTCGCCAGAGTCTCGCCGATGACGACGTCGAGCGACACCGCGCCGCTGTGTTCGACCTGCGACTTCGGGCCGTACCGCTTCGGGTCCCAGCACGCGAGCAGCTTCAGGCGAGTCTCGACGCGCAGCTTGCTGCGAGCGATGACGTCGTGCTCGGTGCGCTGGTTGCCATCGTCGTCGACGTAGGTGTCGTTCAAGCCGTCGTCGGCGATGGCGACGCAGTCCTCGGCAATCGCGCCGTATCCGTCATCCCGCGCGCGCGCGACCCGGGCAGCAAACTCAGGGTCCTTCTCACGCCAGTAGTCCACCGTGCGCCGGCTTGGCATCCCGGGCTGCCGGCAGAACGCCCGCAGCGTGTTCCCCTCGGCGAGCCATTCGCATAGCGCCGCCGCAATCGCTGGTGGCACGGCTTCGGGCGGCCTTCCGATGCGCTTCCCCATCACCATCCCTGCTGGCACGCCAGCATGTAAACGAACTCTAGGTCGCGAAGAACTACGCGCGGGTCCTCGTCGGGACGGAGAGCCCGAACGAATGTCGTGCCGGGACGGATGCGCAATGGCCCCTCTGGACGAACCAGCATCAGTCCACCTCCGCCGGCACGAGCACCCGCCGCTTGTAGGTGCACCACGTCAGCACCGTGTTGCGGAGCACTCTGCGACCGAGCCGCTGCGACAGCGTCTGCGCGATCTGCCCGTAGGTCCAGTGCTCGAGTTCTCTCATGTTGCGTGCCCAGCGGACGACGTCGTCGCTGGCGGTGGCTTTCCAGTGTGCTTCGCCTCGTCGCACGTTAGGCCGTGACGGCAACTCGTTTCCACTTGGACCGGGTGAAGCGGAGAGCGCCGTTCTTCGACCACCACGCCCGGATGCGGGGCAGGTCGGCGGGGTTGGCCTCCAGCACGGTGAAGCCGTGGCTCGTGCCTTCGCCGCGTGTGCCGATCGCGAACGAGATGGCGGCGAGCTTCGCCTCCAGGACCGGCAGGTCGACGAACAGCAGCACGGCTTCGAGTTCCAGGTCAACGAACAGCATCGGCTTCCTCGCGTTGCACGACGGTCGGCTCGGCGCCCACGGGCCAGTGCGGCAGGAAGCCGACCAGCAGCTCGGCGTCCACCCGGCGGGCGAAGCGCAGCGCCTTGTCGAGTGGCCCCCACTCCCACTGCTTGCCTCCCGTCGGGCTGTTGTTGAGGCCGTAGAACCGGTCGGCGCCGTTGGCCTTGATGACGAAGAAAGCGGTCATTCGACGATCTCCAGTTTCGGACGTGGCGGTGGCGGCGTGCGGCCGAGGGCCTCCATAGCTGTCTGGTGCGCTTGGTGCGCTGCAGCCGCCTGCTGGGCGACCATCTGCGCGTGTGCGATCTGCGCCAGTTGGCTCTCGCAGAAGACGCAGCGGGCGTAGAGCGCCGCGATGCGGCGTTGCGCGTCGGCGGCGACCAGCAGGTGGCCGTCGCGAATGTCGGCGATGAGCCCCGCCCCGATGGCGAAGGCTGGTTGCTGCGTGAGCGCGTGCGGATTCGGCTCGGTGGGCCGTGACGCCATCGCGATCGCGAGGTCGAAGGCGATCTGCTCGGGGCTGGGCTGCGGAGGCTGTGGCGGTTGGTCGGTCATGATCCGTCCTGCTCTGCGAACTGACGCATGGTCTCCTTGCGGTGTTCTTGGTCGCACCGAGCGCAGGTCGAGCAGCAGCAGAGAAACGCGACCGCTGTCTCCTTCGGTCGCCACACGTGGCACCACTGGCACTCGAACTGGCCCTCTGGTGGCTTCGTCTTCCCGTTCAGCATGCCGCGGCGCATCCCCTCCACCATCGCGTCCGCCACGTGGCCGCTCATCTCGGCGCGGACCTGCGTGATTCGATCGGCTATGCGATCGTCCGCCGAGAGCTTCGCCACGTTCTCCCCCATGACGACATGCTGCGGGTGGTCGCACAACTCCGCATTCCGCGCATAGCCCGCGATGTCGACGAGGTTGTCCCGCTTCGCCGAGTGCGCATCGCGGCTCACCTTCTGGAGTACGTTGAGCATGCACACTTGCCGCGCCGTGATGGTGATGCCGAGGTAGGCGGACCACAGCGCCGCGGTGCGGGTGTGGTTTTCGAGTGGCGCGCCGTAGTCGGCGTGCGAGTCGATGGCTTCGGCGGCTTCGGTGAGGATGCTCAACGGACGCTCCTCCACTGCGACTCCATCCACGATCGCGGCTCCCCGTACGCCTTCAAGATGTCGCGTGCCTTCGCACCGAGCGCAGTGCCGG